TGGTCTGTTGGCGGCGGCACATAGCCAAGCCTGCGATAGCCTGTCAGGATTTCGTCGCTCTCATCAATGATTGCATCGGCAATCTGACGGCGAAAGCGACGTTCCAAGACATCCAACATCCGCGATTGGATTTGCGCCTCGCGCTCGCGGCTGTGGCTAATGAATGCAGGCTTGCGGGCCATCAATCATCCGCCTGATCTGCAATCCTATTGGCCCATGTGCGACCAGCGTCACCGCCCCACAAGTCCCACGCAATACGCCATGCGGTCGGTCCCCCATCGGGTTCCTTGGCGTCGTAATGGTCCGACCGGTTTGTGCCGTGACGTGCAAAGAAGCTAACCATGCGATTGACGGTTTCCATGCTTAGATCGTCACGGTTTGCAATGTTGCGCGCACGAGCAACGCCCACGTCGGTGCCGCCTCGATTGTATTCCCTGCGCCATTCCAAAGCCCGATCTGCGGCGGTTGCCATCGCTTCTGTCGGCTTGTGACCGTCAGCCTTTACCTCAAAGTCACCTAGCCCATAGGCAAGCGCCTTGATGTCATCCTGCGGCAGATCGGGCAGAACACCGGGCATAGGTTTAAACTCGCCTTCGGCTTCAGGCTCGTATCCCATAAGCACGCGCGCTTCTTGCAGCGTCAGCACGCCCTTTTCATACGCCACAACCGCACGATTGAACATGCGCTCACGCAAGCCCTCAAGCGCCGGGATAGCGTCCATATCAACGCGCAGTTCCAGCCCTTCGCCGTATCGCGGCATGAGCCAGTTATTAAGGTCTGCAAGCAGTTCCTTGAATAGCGGGATGACCGTATCCGTATACAGCCGCTCCTTGGCCTGCTCTAGGTTGTTGAACGTGCTGGCGTCGTTGTCGATCAGGGGCAGAGGAACGCCGAGTGCAGACGCAACGTATTTCGCCGTTTCCTGCATGGTCTTGAGGAAGTCCATGTCGCGGGCTGTTTGAGACAGGCTCATCCATTCTGCATCGTCGGACAGCATCGGGATTTCGCCCGCGTTCTCGCTGCCCTGCATACGGGCCTTGAAGTATTCCCGCATCCGCTGGATCGTCTCGCCGCCGGGATAGCCCTGCTTGAAGCGGATCAAGCCGCTAGGACGCGCGCTGTTGCGCAGTAGGCTGTAGTTCCATCTCATCCCCGCGTTATGCGTGTCACCGGCCAGCGCAGCCGCCATAAGGGGCGATTGACCGCGCCAGTAGTTGCCGGGATTGTAGGTCTTGCTGAACAGCATTTGCGATTGACCCGTGACCGGATCAACCTGAAATGACTTCTTCGCCTTGTTGATCTCGTGCACATAAGCCGACGGGATGCCACCGCGCCCAGGCATAACCGAGATATGAAGCGGATTAAGAGGCCACAGCTCAACAGGCGGTCCAATCTCGTTGGCAGATACGCAGGCCATTTCGCCTAGCAGCATCCGGTTGACCATCATTTCCGACAGCCAGCTTTGCCATGTCATTGTGGGCGCGGGCTTTCTAAGAAGATCCAGCGCCGGGTGCGCGTCGATCTTCTCGCCGTTGGTCCCGTATAGTTCAATCTCAAGCGATGCAGCGGCTTTGACGATCTCTTGGATTGCCCGGTATACGATGACGTTTAGCTGGTAGCCTTCGCTGATGTATTGCGAGCGTTGATCCTTGCGCGCCCAGCTTTCGCCGCCGCCGATCATAAACGCTCCACCATTGGGATGCTCTTTTGTCTCAGTCTCGCGTTTCCGCGTAAAAGGCCATGCCATTAAAGCACTCCGAAAATTTCGCCTGCCCCGCCGCCGATCTGAGGCTGCAACGCATATCTGACCGCATCCCAGCCGTGATTGTGAGCGTCAATGACCTTCGACGTGACATCGCCGTTATCATTCACCTTGTAACTATACAGCCGAGCCTCGCGCTGCATATTAACACATTCCGGGTGAATAACAATCATGCGGAACGAGCGCAGGAAGGCTATGCCGTCTTCTACGCTGCCAGCCCACTTGCTGACGGCCTGCGCGCGCGGCAAGCCATGCCTTTGCAGGTGAGATATGCTTTCCGGCCTTGCGCTATCCCAGCGGCTTATTTCGCGCTCAAAGCCCGGTATCGCGGCAGTAACAAACGGCGCGGTATCGTCCAGTTCCAAGCCCGTCTTGAATGCTTCGCGCCTAATGAAGACTTCCGCCCCGTTGATCCAAACTTCCACCGCTGATGTTGGGTCTTGTGAAAAGCCAAAGTCACCTCCGTAGAATGGGCCGCGCCAAGCATTCTCGCGCGGGTTCGGTTCAAAGCTGCGCACCTCGACCTTGCGTGCAAAGACCTGGGCATCGCTGTTTTCAAGATATGCTCCGCCCCAAACATGGGCATATGTAGCCGGGTCAAGAAGCTGTTGCTGCCTTTCGCGCAACGCCTTTAGACCGTCAGGGAAATACGGGTTATCGTTCCAGTTGACCTCGGCAATCAATGCGCTGGCAGGCGGGTTCTTGCGAAACCGCTTATCAACCGGGCTTCCGTCTGCGCGAGGGTTCCATACGGCCCACAGCTCTGACTTCGGCTGTCGGAATACTGTTGCCTCAAGCGCAAGCCATGAGGTCTCCGGCACGTCTTCGGCTTCCTCGACAATGGTCAGATCCACCTTGGCCAGCGACTTGATTGATTGCTCGTTGCGGCGAAGGCCACGGAATATAAACTCGGTGCCGTTTGCTCCGCGCAGGTAATCCCTGCCCACGTCGTAATGCGCCTCAAGCCAAGGCTGAGACGCGATTGCGGCTTTGAGTTCTGCATGGAAACTTTCGGCAATGCTGACTTGAAATTCGCGCGCGCACAAAACCCGGATCGGCTCGGCGTATCCCCAGACAGCGGCCATGAGGGCGGCGCTGAATGACTTTGCAGACCCTCGCCCCCCGTAGGTCGCCCGATACTTTACCGAGCCTCTTGGCGGCGCGTATACCTTGCGCAGCTTGGGCGGTAGTTTAATCGTCGCCTTCGTCATTAGCGTCGGCGATGATGATGGTTGTCGGGCGTAAAGAGCCGTCGCTGCTGGTGTGGTCTTGTTCCAATTTGTCAGAATAGCCGTGTTTAGTCATCATCATCTTAGTTATAGGCGATGAAAACTCACCTAAAAGGCCATTTTTGACAAGCTGGCGCTCTTGATTTTCGGCAATTACCCCAAGGATGTTAGAAAATTCCTTCGTTTCATCCTTGGCCCAAGCGTGACATGTTTCGCGCCGAACGCCAATTTCGCAGGCAAGCCCCGCGACAGATGGCACAGGATCACCCGCCACGATCCATCCACCATTGGCGTATTCCCACGCCTTGGCGACGAGTTCTGGCGTGTAGTATGTCGGCCTTCCCGCTGGCATGGCGTCACTGTCCCTCGTTGTTGTTCGGAATATAGCAACCCTATGCGGGTTTGTCATGTGGTGCGGCGCTACCGACCATGAGCGTGATGCAGTATGCGGCGATTGGGTTTACCGGCACGTCGCCTTGCTCCCATCTGCGGATTGAGCGTTCGCCGTTTTTGCCCATGCCCCATATGTCTGCTAGGTCGCGTTGGCTGAGGCGTAAATATCGGCGTGCTTCTTTGAATTGTTCGGGTGTCATTTGCAGGTCTCCAATATTGCATAGCCTATCATTTCCGGGATTTGCGGGACGACGGCATTTCCGAGGGCTTTAAGTCTGTCCACCCTTCTGGAAACCCCATGAGCCACTCGACCCACGTTGGGTTCAGGGCACCACTTTCCGGGCTGACTGACTGCGAAAGCATGATCTGCTTTTTTTTCGCCTTCCGTCGCGCAATAGCTGGCGATGACAGGTTGCCCCGATCCAGATTGTCCGATGCGCTCGGCGTTGGCCACAAACTCCGCGCTACTTCGCTTTCCATATTGGGAAACTTGTCCGCCACCCTGTTGCCGATGTTCTCCGCTGCCATTGCGCTGCAACTGCGAGGTGTTGGCCACAATCCAAACCCTGTCCCTTCTGTGCGGGGCGTCAACGGCGCAAGCTGGAATAACAAACGTCCGGCAGGCGTAACCTTGTCTTTCCAAGTCAGAAAGCACGTCATCGAGGCCCATGCTGATGTGGCCAGCAAC